TATCAAAAGTTCGTGGAAATCATTTTGTAAAAATAATCTTTTAGCAGATACGATTGTAGAAGACATTTTACCAAAGATTAACACTATCAGTTTCTTATCCTACAAATTGTTAAACTACCATTTTACAAGGTTATTGGAAGAAAATAAATCTTTACCAGAAATAAAGCAAAATCTTTTTTATCAAGCGTGTTGTCTGGTTTCCCGACTAAAATATACAAAGGATACTACGGATACAACAACCGAACTATATGAAAGTTTTTCACAAATGAAAGAGTATATAACTGATGATTTACCCGCACGTGATTATTTATGTTTAGGATATATTACTAATTTGAATAAATTGCAACTTACTATGACGAATAATCATTTGAAATTGAACTTCTATAATCGTTTTCGCAAATATCTAAAATTACGAACAGGTGAAACCGATAATACTGTTGTGTATCATTGGTTAAAGGATATTTATGAAGTAAAGTATGAGGGGAAAAATATATTTATTTGTTATATGCGTGAATGGTTAAAATACACGCCAACCGAAGCAAATATAGTGAAACATTCTAATCATTTCGTTAAGATTTATTATTCTATTTTGAAGGAGTTTGAAAAATATCCAAATACAAAAGGAGTAAGAACATTCACTTTATTACCACATAAGCACGGATTTACACAATCGCATATAACTATTTGTAATACTGGGTTAGAAAATACGCTCAAATATATAGCGAATGAATTGAAACGTGCTAATAATAATATTGATAGTGGTTTAGATGTGAAAAAGTTTGCTGAGAATAGTAGCGATTATTGGAAAGAATTATTCAATATTACAAAATACGAAACAAAAAATAAAAAGTTTGGATATACAATTTTAACAGATGGTAAAAGCGTAGTATTGCAAATGCGAAAACCTGTAAAACCAGAAAAAACAGCAACTCAATATACCGAGCAACAATATGATAACTTTTTAGGGATAGACCCTGGAATAAGGGCATTGATTACTTCTTATGATACAAATGATAAAGTTATTCAAGTATCCACTAGAGAATACAGACACAAAAGTAAAATGATTTATGCGTGTAAGAAACGTGAAGGATGGTATAAAAAGTGGGAACATTATGAAGAGTGGAAACTTATACCTACTATAAAAACAAGTAAATCAAGTGTAATGAAGGAATATTTCAAATATGTATTTCCACGATTGCGAACATTTACAGAGTTTCATATAGAAAAAGGTTTCCGTAATTTGAACTTCACTTCCTATTGTAGAAGCAAAGCAACATTAGCAAAAATTTGCGAACGCATAAGCGGTGTAACCAAAAAAACAAAACATGTGAAAACATTAGTAGGTTTCGGTGACTACTCACAACAACACGGATTAATAAAATCTCACCCAACTACACCTATTTTGCGTTTGAAAAAGGAACTTCGTAGGTATTGTACGGTAGTTAATATAGATGAATACAAAACCAGCAAAACGTGTTCTTCATGTAATAAAGAAATTGTATTGTATCGTAATCGTATTCAACGAAAAAAGATGGGAGTTTTAGAACCCATAGCAAGAATGTCTAATATCCATAGTGTAATCCGTTGTAAACACAACGAGTGTAAATTATGCTGTATGGATAGGGACATTAATGCTTCCAAAAACATATTAGGATTGCTTCTCAATCAATATAAAGGAGAAGAAAGACCAGTATGTTTTAGACCAGAAAAAATTGCCGTGAAACCTCGCAAGAGTGATAAGCGTGTAAAGGCGTGCGATTCGCCATTACTAACTTGATTTTTTTAATGTCGTGAAAACGGCGTTTTAAATTTACCAAGGGTGTAAATGCTTATGGCCCAAAATATTAAATTTAAACGCAGGAGTTTATGCAAATAGTTGTTGGAATGGGTATTCTGGAGGGACAGGTCGCGGATCGCCTACATAGTAATAATATTTGTCTTCCGGATAATAATAATTTTCATAGTCTCCCCAAAAAATGGGAACATAATTGACACTTCTTCTTCCTCCATATCCTCTGTGTCCAAATCCCCCATAATATCCCCTGTGTCCAAATCCCCCATAATATCCTCCGTGTCCAAATCCTCCGTGTCTTCCAATACCTCTGTGTCCCCCAATACCTCGAAGTTCTTCTACTACGTCTACGGAGTACCCACGGAAAACTTTAGTATTGATAATCATTCCTATCACAATTGCTATAATAGCCAAAATGATAATATACAAATATTTATACATATTTCTATATTATCAACCGAAATTATCCAAAAATGTGTCGGATAAATTTAATTATATGGTGTAATCAAAATACCACATTTGTAATAATTTAACGACGGAATAAAACTTCCATCAACTGAATCTATTTCAAAGATTTCAACACGATATTCGGGTAATAAAATAGAAGCTTCTATCGCCTTTTGTTCATCTAAATATATTCGCATATCATCCCAACCAGGATTCTTTTCAGGTAACAACACATAAATAAAATTCATTGATGATTATTATGTATTATATGAGTTGATAATAAATAATATTTTTTTACACATTTTTATTTCTTGTTACGACGAGTATTTCGACTCTTTCTACAGTATCGACGCTTTGTTCCACTAGCGAATCTACAACTTTTTTTTGCTGACATACATTTACTTCTCTTTCTCCCCTTGCACGCAGTTTTCAATCTGTAAGACATTTACATTATAGATAGAAAATAATCTGAAAATTATAAAAATTATAAAACATAAAAAATATAAAGACTTCCCCAGATATTATTGTATTCAATGTCTGAAGAAGAAGGAGACACACCCATTCCTTCTAAAAATCTACCATTTTATTTAGATAAAGTTCAAACTCCTTCGACTGACGTCTCTGGAGTTAAATCGCTCCCGGGCGCCTTTTGCTGCGCTGAAGGCTACGGTTCGCTCCAAAGCTTATTCGAAAAATACGAAAACAATCCATACATGTTCCAACGATTATGTTTTCATTTAACCAATATACTCCCAACCACATTAGAAAGTGAAGATAAAAACCACGAAAAAAGAATACAACGTAACAAATTTTTAACAACGGAACAACAACAATTCATTCAAGTATTTTTAAGTAAAAATCAATACTATTATCTACAAAATAACAGTTGTTTTTATCAATATAACGGCAAACACTACAGCGCGATAAAAGAAGATGATATTCAACATCAACTTTTAACTACCATTTCTAAAGACAGAACACTTATGGAATGGAAACAAAAAACCAAGATAAATATTATAAAACAGATAAAAGAGAGAAACTTGCTAAAATCTATACCGGAAACATCTACCATTCAACACGTAATGTATTTACTATATCCCGTCATTTTTTCGAATAAGAATCAAGCTAAATATTTTTTAACAGTGCTTGGAGATAACATTCTTAAAAAAACAAATGATGAACTCGTTTTTTTGATCAAATCAAAAACAAAAAAAATCTTAACCGAATTAGATAATATATCGTATATAACTACTGGTTATGCAAATATAACACATAATTTTGTCACAAAATATCACGAAAATTATGATTACGCTAATTGTAGATTAATAAATATAAATAGCAATGTATCCATTGATAATTGGCATAATGTTTTATCAAAAACCGGATTAGATATTTTATGTGTGGCTGCGTATTATTCAACACGATTCGGAAATTCAGAGCAATATCTATTAAATAATACGGATGAATCTTTATCAAAATATACACTATATTTGAAAGAACATTCGCAAACTGAAATGTTTCAAAAATTTTGTGAACACTCGCTTCAAAAAGTAGAAGAATCATCTTCTTCTTCTTCTTCTTCTTTTTCTTCTTCTTGTAAATTTTCAATAAACTGGAAAAATATGCACTATATTTGGAAATTATTTATATCCCATTATTCACTCCCAAGCATGATATATTCAAATACCCTTAAAACCCTATTGAAAGAAAAATATTCATATGATGAAACAACTGATACATTTAATAATATAACGAGTAAATATTTACCATTAGTTAGTGATTTTATTCTTTTTTGGGAACAAACAATGGAAACTCCGTGGACTGTTAACTCCGATGTTCCCTCGCTTTTTGCTACGCTTACATCAGGTGATTCTGATTTTGAAATGGAATTAGAAATGGATGAAATATGTGGATTATTCAAAAAATGGACACAAGATAATTATAACACGTGTTCTTCTAATGGTAATATTACAGAACACGATATTTTAAAAATAGTAAATCATTATTTCCCAAATATCATAATACACGAAAATAAATATATATTACACGTCAGATGTTCATTGTGGAATAAAATTTCTGATATAGATACATCATTAGAATCGTTGAAAATCTATTATAAACATATATCATCTAGTGAGGACACGACACCGCTTATTTCATTTGATGAAATGTATGAGTATTATTTAAAAAACAAACAAACCAAATTTACTGTTAGTAAACGATATTTTGAAAAATATGTGTGTGCTAATATGGCACAGTTTATCGATTTTGATACATTTATATCTAGCTCGTGGTATTGTTGATAAAAATAAAAAATAGAAAAAATAGAAAAAATAGAAAAAATAGAAAAAATAGAAAAAATAGAAAAAATAGAAAATAGAAAAAAATAATAATCATATCAATTATTATTTTTATGGTGTTATATCATTTAATTTAGTTACTCAACTCAAGAGGACTTAACATAACGGTTTTCCCCCCTCGCATTTTCTTAGAACCTCTCGACTTCTTAGAACGTCTCGTCTTCTTGCTTCCATTCAATCTGACAAACCCGAATTTTCCCTTCTTGGTTCCGTAACCAGCTTTAATCAAACGTTTCTCTCTCGACGCCGAGGCGTGCTTTGATCGAGATACAATACGCTTACTCTTGTTCATCATAATATCAGGTTTCTTGAGTCCACCACTGGTTTTGTAAGCAGTTCCGTGCCACACTTGAGCGCGAGATCCTTCCAACATATCATAGGATTTCCCTTTAATTTGATATTGCCCTCTTGCGTTTTTTGTATAACGAGTCATTATAAATTAAAAGGAGAAAAAAAAATATTCTCCCTAAATAAATCAACAAAAAAAACAACGCACCTTCTTAAAATTTATTTCTTAGCGGACCCATTATTCCTCCAGGTTGTCCTTCTGTTCTACCCTGAAAATTGATTCTATTTGAATTTGTCCCAGGATTCCCAAAAATAGTTCTACCCCCCGTCGAATATTTAATCGCATTTACGGCACGACTAGATTGGGTTAGTGTTTGGTCAACATCTCCACTGTTATTTGCCACTTTTTTATTGATGTCCTGAACACATTTCTGTGTAGGACCATTAATTACTGTATGATATATAGGTATATACTTGAAATAAATAATAACAATTCCAGAACCTCCTTGCCCCCCATTATTATTACCTGTACCATTACCATTTCTACCGGCTCCTCCACCACCTGTATTTGGTAATCCATCTCTAAAGTTAAACCCTCCTCCACCCCCTCCACCTAAACCACCAATACTGCTTGATGTTTGAGATTTGTATGACCCACCACCACCACCACCACCATAATATGTTGTAATTAAATTTATGACATATGATGTCCCATTTGAACCATCAGTTGCTTTAACAGATGCTGCGGTCCCCCCATTACCACCACTTCCTCCACCATTATTACCTATACCTCCCTGTCCACCAATATTGGTTGCGGCTGAACCTTTGATGCCACCTGACGCAACAACAGTTGAAAATATAGAATTTGAACCATTTGTAGAAAATGGTTGTGTTGGGGTTACTGCTTGTCCACCTTGACCTACTGTTATATTATATATAGCTGGCGAAACTAACATATTTTGTAATTTTACAGCACCACCAGCACCTCCCCCACCACCTGAATTAAAACCCGGACTTGGAGTACAATCTCCGCCTCCACCACCTCCACCAACCACGAGAACATTAAAATCATTTACATCAGCAGTTATAGTTGATAAAATTTCAACGGCTCCATTTTCAGTAAATATAATATAATAATAACTATTTTCAAAAATAATAGTTGGATTCCCATATAAAACGGTAAATGGATCTATTCTCGGTTGTTCAACTTGTTGAGCTGTAAAAAGTTTATTACAACTTAGATGGTTTTTCGACGAAAAATTATTTGTTGTTGTTAACATTCTTAATGCAAAAGATTCTTGCAATGGAGCATCGAAGGTGTAATGGACTACAGACCGTTGAATATTAGTAGGTGTAATAGAAATTTGGTTTGATTTTATACTATAAATTTTATAAATTTCATAATTTTCATTATCATCAACAATATTTAACACATTAATATATACACGCATCTGTATTAAATATGATCTATTATTATGCAAACCATTTATAGTTATAAAATTATTTAATTGTTTGTGTGTTTGTGAATCTGTATATGTTGCAATCCAATCACTATTATTAATAGAATATTCATAATTATATGTATAATTTGACTTATATATATTATCATCATTTTGATTTAATTTAAAAAATATAGTAGCACTATGATCTTTCTCTATATGAGAAATTATACCTATTGAATGTATTGTATGACTAATATGTATAATATAATAGTTATCTCTGTTTAATGATAACAAAATATCACCATCAATATTTTTCGCAACAAACATAAAAGCTTGCACTATTTTATTTGTATTTATACTAGGAATCCAATATACGTTATTGTCAATAGTAATAGTTGTATTATCAACTTCATTATAACTAGTGTCAAGTGCTGAATTAATATCATCTTCTGTTAATTCTAAATTATCAAAAGTATTATATCCATCGATAGATGATGTATTGATTTGTGTTATATTTAAATTATCAAATATATTATCAATATTATTATCTATATTTATGTAGTATATATCAAATGATACTGCAGTATCATATATATCACTCATTTCTTTTAAATTATCAAAATTTATCTTAATTGTATTAATAAGTGAATCGCCAATTAATTTATCATTTATAAATGGCATATATATTCAACCATTATAAAATATTTGCTAGAAACCCACGTAAATATTATAAATGTAAATGTGGAGGAAAACGGAGGCGTTAGCCGAAGTTTTCCGAGGGAACTCCGTAGACGTTAGTCGAAGGAGTTTAAATGTAAATGTAAATAAAATTGAATTTAAAATCATCATAATCATTAAATGTATTATAATAAAACATGTCGTCGTCATCAAACGATTCAACCTTAGCAAATAAATACCAACAGAAGACTGATAAGCAGCACATTCTAGATAACCCCGATACTTATATCGGGTCTGTCGAAAATGTGGATTCGTTTATGTGGATTCTAAAGGATTCGGGAGATAAAATTGTAGAAAAAAATATAAATTATGTCCCAGCGCTTTTCAAATTATTTGATGAGGGTATCGTAAATTGCAGAGATCACGTGATCCGCATGCAACAAGCGCTCACAGATAATGTCCCAAACACAATTCCAGTCAGTTGTATTGATATCTCCATCCAAGAAGATGGCACCATCACAATGATAAATGACGGAAATGGAATTGATATTGCGCTACATCCCGAGTATAATATTTGGATTCCGGAATTAATTTTTGGACATCTTAGAACATCCACAAATTACGATAAAACAGAAAAAAAAATAGTAGGTGGTAAAAACGGGTTTGGATTCAAGTTAGTGTTGATTTGGTCAACATACGGCTATATTGAGACGGTTGACCACGTAAGAGGTCTTAAATATACACAAGAATTCAAAAATAATCTGGATGAAATCGGAAAACCTAGCATAACAAAATGTAAAACAAAACCATACACTAAAATTGTATTCAAACCTGATTACGTGCGACTCGGGTTAGGCGCATCAAATCTAACTCCAGACACCATCGCTCTGCTTAGAAAACGTGTATTCGATGTTGCTGCAATCACCGACAAATCCATCAAAGTAAAATATAATTCTATTCCCATCCCAGTGAAAAACTTCCAACAATACGTAGACATGTATATTGGCGAGAAAGACGACGTAAAACGTGTATATGAAGAAGCGGGACCACGCTGGGAATATGCCGTGTCTCTATCACCAACGCACGAATTTATTCAAGTCTCGTTCGTAAACGGCATTCATACGGCAAAGGGTGGAAAACACGTGGAATATATTTTAAATCAAATCACTAGAAAAATGGTAGCGTATATTGAAAAGAAAAAGAAAGTCATCGTAAACGCCAATAGTATCAAGGAACAACTCATTCTGTTCTTGCGCTGCGATATCGAAAATCCCTCTTTCGATAGTCAAACCAAGGATTTTATGAATACCCCCTCAGCTAAATTCGGCTCTACATCGTCAGTAAGCGACAAATTCATAGATAAATTGGCGAAGATGGGGGTTATGGACGCGGCGTGTGCGCTCACTGAAGTAAAGGAAAACAAGGCCGCGAAAAAAACGGATGGCACCAAGACCAAAAGTATTCGCGGAATCCCCAAATTGATTGATGCAAACTGGGCCGGAACCGAAAAATCCGCGCAATGTATTATCATCTTTTGCGAGGGAGATTCGGCAAAAGCCGGTATTGTATCTGGATTGTCTTCCGAAGACCGCAACACAATTGGTGTGTATCCGATGAAAGGAAAGATTCTCAATGTTCGTGGGGAACAAGTGAAAAGAATTGCAGAAAATAAAGAGATTGCGGAGATCAAGAAAATTCTGGGTCTAGAGACTGGAAAAGAATATAAGACCGCACAAGATGTCAGTAAATCCTTACGATACGGACGTGTTCTCTTTATGACAGACCAGGATTTAGACGGATCTCATATTAAAGGATTGTGTATTAATCTATTCCAATCTGAATGGTCTTCTCTTTCCCAAATTCCCGGGTTTATTGGTTTTATGAATACCCCCATTTTAAAAGCGAGAAAAGGCGCACAAGAATTGATATTCTATAGTGAAGGCGAGTATCAGACTTGGAAAGAGGACAATGATTCCAAGGGCTGGAAAATTAAATATTATAAAGGATTGGGAACAAGTACCAGTAAGGAATTCAAAGAATATTTCGCACAAAAAAAATTAGTAGGTTTTGAGCATAGTGGACAAATTAGCGACGACGCAATCGATATGGTATTTAATAAAAAACGCGCGGACGATAGAAAGGAATGGTTGGGCGGATATAATCGCGAAAGTTATTTAGATACTACGAAAGAACTCGTGCCGTATGAGGAATTCATTAATAAAGAACTGATTCACTTTTCAAAATATGATTGTGACCGTAGTATTCCCAACTTGATGGATGGTCTCAAAATCAGTTTAAGAAAAATATTGTTCTCGGCGTTTAAAAAGAATTTAAATACCGAAATAAAGGTGGCGCAATTTAGTGGATATGTCTCGGAACATTCCGGGTATCATCACGGTGAAGCGTCGTTAAACGGAGCCATTGTTCATATGGCGCAAAATTTTGTGGGGTCTAATAATATTAATTTATTAATGCCAAATGGTCAATTCGGTACACGATTACAAGGTGGTAAAGATAGTGCGTCTGAAAGATATATATTTACACAACTCAATAAATTGACACGCATTATATTTCCCGACGCGGATGATAAGATTTTAAAATATTTAAATGATGATGGATTGCCGGTTGAACCGTTATATTATGCGCCGATTATTCCGATGATTTTGGTCAATGGAACGAAAGGTATTGGAACGGGTTTCAGTACGGATATTATGTGTTATAATCCTATGGAAATTATTCAATATTTGCGACAAAAGCTTGCGTCTTCCGACACGTTGTTGCTTCAAGAATTTATGCCATATTATGAAGGATTTTCAGGGTCTATTTCCAAAATTTCAGACAATAAATTCTTAATCAAGGGAAAATATGAAAAAGTGGGTCCCGATAAAATTCGTATAATAGAATTGCCTATTGGAACTTGGTTAGATGATTATAAGGAATATTTGGAACAGTTGACCGAGGCTGTTGACAAGACAGGTAAAAAAATTACACCTGTTATCAAGGATTATGATGATATGTCATCTGACACAATTATCGATTTTATCATTACGCTTCAAAAGGGGCTAGTAGATGAACTAGAATCTACTGTATCGGATAATGGTTGTAATGGGTTGGAAAAAATGTTCAAACTATTTACGACGAATACGACTACAAATATGCATTTGTTTGACGCAGAAGATAAATTGAAAAAATATGAGAATGTATGTGAAATTATCGATGATTATTTTGTTACACGCTTACAAATGTATCAAGTAAGAAAAAATTATCTGATTACGGCTATTACGGAAGAACTTGTTCTGTTGTCAAATAAAGTAAAATATATTAAAGAAGTTCTAGAAGGAACTGTTGATTTGAGACGTAAGAAAAAGGATGAGGTGTCAGCAATGTTACACGAAAAAGGATATAGTGTTATTGATGAAGACTCCGATTTTAAATATTTAACCAAACTGCCGATGGATAGTGTTTCGGAAGAAAATGTTGAAAAATTGGAGAAAGATCATCAGACTAAAATGGCTGATTTGGATAATGTCAAATCGACAACGATTCAACAAATGTGGTTGAAAGAATTGACAGTATTGGAAACGGAATATTTACACTATAAAGAAATAAGAAGTCGTGGGTCGTCTCCGACAAAAAAAACTGCCAAGGTAGTAGCTAAAGTGATGGTTAAGAAAAGCAAATTGAATGTAGTGGTATAGAAAAAACAACAAAAATAGAAAAAAAACAAAAATAGAAAAAAAAATAGAAAAAAAACAAAAACAAAACAAAAATAAAAAAAAAAAAAAAAAAAATGTGTAAATAATATATATTTGGAGGAAAACGAAGGCTTAAGCACAGCAAAAGCCGAAGTTTTCTGAGGGAACTCCGTAGACGTAGTCGAAGGAGTTTGTACATTTTTTCTTAGAACCACGGTTTCAACTGCAGTTGTTTATCATTATTTTGTGCCATAATGGGGTGCGCCATAGGCGTGTACATTGTTCCGGCGTCACTCAAATATTTATAATATCCAATAACTTCGGCGTATACTTGAGGAATAGTATAATCTAACACAATTTTATTTAATTGTTCAACTTGTCCCCTTATATCATCAGGTTGATTAGCTGCGTGCTGTAAAAATATACTACGCATTATAATTTTAAGAGTATCGCCATCTTGATCACTAATAACATACTGATTATTCGATTTTTTATATACACCTGCTCGAATACCGTTTTGAATAATGGTGATATTATTACCAGAAAAATATGTATTGGACAGTGCAGTATTATCCCATAATCCTTCTGTAGGATTCCTAAAAGTCGCGCATTGGTTTACAGGTATTTTATCATACATTTGAAATAAATCGGTCATTTTAGGGCCATTTGTATCAACCCTACCATTCGACGGTTTATTCTTATTCATTTACATTATTCAAATAAAAAAATTTTATATTTTTTTATATTATATATTATTTTATTTTATTTTATTTTATTTTATTTTATTTTATTTTATTTTATTTTATTTTATTTTATTTTATTTTATTTTATTTTATTTTATTTTTTTTTTTTTTATTTTATTTTTTTTTATTTT